TCAAGAACTTCAGCGTCAGACCGACGAGGAAGTGAGCAAGTGGTCGGCCAACAAAGAGCATTTCGACAACCCGGCAGTGAAGCAAATGATGGCTGCGGCCATCGCTAACGGCACTGCTGACACGCTCGATGATGCCTATGACATGGCCGTTCATGCAATCCCGTCAATCCGGCAGAAAGTGACCGAGGCAGAACGCAAGGCGTCGGAGGCGCAGCGCGCGGCTGAAAAAGCCAAGCACGCTTCCCAGGCCAAGCGGGCGTCATCGGTCAATGCAGGAACGGCGCGTCGGGCGGCGAATGTGCCGTCGGGCAAATGGGATTCTGATGAGTACATGAACAGCGTTTTCGAGCGCGCTGCGGGCGGCTGACCATCAACCCTCACATGAGGATTAAGCGATGACATCGCCAAACAGCACGTTCACCGAAATGGTGACGACTACGCTCAGGGAACACCCCTCTGCGATTTCCGACAACGTGTCGGACCACAACGGACTTTACAACCGGCTCAAGAAAAAGGGTCGGGTGATGAAGTCACTCAGCGGCGGTTACGAAATCGCCGAGCCTCTGGACTACGCCGAGAACAGCACTTGGCAGCGTTACAGTGGTTACGACACCCTGAACATTTCCGCGTCGGATGTGTTCACTGCGGCGAAATACGATTGGGTGCAGGCGGCGGTTTCCGTTACTGCTTCCGGTCGTGAACTGCGCATGAACTCGGGCAAGAACCAGATCATCGATCTGATGAAGGCTCGCACGAAAAACGCCATGCGCACCGCAGCCAACAACATGTCCATCGACCTCTACTCGGACGGTTCGCTCTCGAACCAGATGGGTGGTCTTGCTCACATCGTCCAGAACGACGGTACGGGTACGGTCGGCGGCATCAACTCCGCGACCTACGCATTCTGGGCGAACCAGTACCGCGAAATGTCGGGGACCGGCACTTGGTCGAAATCCACGATCAAGAACGACATGAAGCAGATGTGGTTGACGACGGTTCGCGGCACCGACAAGCCCGATCTCATCGTCTCCACGCATGACTTCTATACCGCCTATTGGGACAACCTTTCGGACCTCCAGCGGTATCGCAACGACGACCTCCCGGACACCTTTACGTCCGTGAAGTTCATGTCGGCTGATGTCATCTTCGACAGCAACGACAACTTCAGCACGACCGGCGAGAAGATGTATTTCTTGAATACCGACTATCTCGCTCTCCGGTATCACCCCGATGCCAACTGGACCCCGCTTGAGGAGAAATCCTCGACGAACCAGGACGCTGCGGTCGTCAGCATCATCTTCCAGGGCCAACTGACCTGCTCGAATCGGGCGCGCCAGGGTGTCCTGATTGATGCTTCCTAACCCATAGCCAAGAGGAGAATGGAATCATGGCTAATACTCAGGGCACATGGGTTATTATCGATCAGCAGATCGGTATGCAGCCCATCTCCAACGTTTCGACCACGCAGAACCACCCCTTCGGGACGATTGTGCGGGCCAAGGACGTTGGCACCACCGACTACGGCGTGGGTGAGTTCATCTACGTCAAGGGCGTTGCATCGGGTGCCGTTGGCGCTTGGTGCGGATACGAGGTCGAGGCCGGCGCAGCCGGTGGAGCGACCATCCTCGCCGTCGCTGACGGCAACTATCCGGTTGGCGTTATGGTGTCGGCCCTCGATGCCACGACCGATTTCGGTTGGTTGCAGATCAGCGGTCACTGCGTTGGCAAGTGCCTTACGCAGTTCGCCGATAATGGCGTTGTTTACCTGACGGCGACTGCCGGCTCGGTCGATGACGCTTCGGTGATCGGTGATGTGATCCACAACGCCAAGGGCGCGAACGGCGGCACTGTCACCGTTGGCGATCTTGCGGGCGAGTTCGACATCAACCGCCCGTACAGCGAAAACAGGGTTTCACTCTCCAACTAATGAGTGACCCGGCAATCAAGGTGGAGGGGGAGGCAATCTCCCTCCACCGCCTCACCCCCGCCGTATCGTCGGAGCAGATGATTGAGAATATGCGCTCGTCCATATCTCGTGGACTGCGGTTAGCAACGGCGTGCAGACCACACGATATCACGATATCGGTCGCGGCTGGCGGGCCATCGCTGCAAGATACCTACAAAGAATTGGACGGCTTCATCGGGGCGGTCAACGGCTCGTTGGGGTTCCTCCTCGACCACGAAATCAAGGATGGCGCTTCATACGCTTGCGCCGTGATGGACGCGGGCGATCACATCGCTGATGCGTTGGTAGCCGACCCAAATGTCCGTTATTACATTGCCTCTGTCGTGTCGCCGAAGGTGTTCGACAAACTGAAGGACTGCGACGTTCGCCTCTGGCACATCACGCCGGAATCTACCACAGACCCCAAGGGCGTCGAGGCGGTGCTTCATGCCAACTATCCCGACCAGTGGCACGCCATCGGCGGCGGCTGCACGATGGGACTCAGGTGGATCAATCTCGGCTATTACCTAGGGTTCCGAAGGTTCAAGCTGCACGGGCTGGATTCGTCCTTCAGGGGCAGCTCGACCCACGCCTATCCCGACCGGGCCGACACCAAGGACCGGATAGAGTTTCGCGGTCGCCAGACGCGGCCAAACTTCCTCGCGCAGTTCCACGATTTCTTCGCCGTGGTTGGCGACTTCAATCATCGTGACCCGTCCGTCACCTTCGAGGTGTTCGGCGACGGGTTATTGCAAGACGAGTGGGCTAGTTGGACGGCCCCGGTCAAGGGGCGGTTTCGTGAGGTCGGCGGGTTTTTGTGGCCGAAGTCGGATCGCAATGCCTATGTCGCCTTGAGGCAAGTTTATCAGTTGGAGTCGGTCATCCCGCTCTGCAATCGGAAAAATACCGCAGTCCAGGCGGGCGGGAACGTCGGGGTCTATGCCAAATATCTTGCCCGCCATTTCGAGCGGGTGATTTCATACGAGCCGGACAAGGACAATTTTGATTGCCTCGTCAGAAATGTTCCAGAGGCAAACGTCGAGAAGATTCGCGCGGCCTTGGGAGACATGGCGGGCAGCGCCGGGATGGAGCGCGACCCGATTAATGTTGGCGCGCACCGCATCGCGGGTGATGGCGATATCCCCGTCGTCCGCATTGACGACCGTAAACTCGATGCCTGCGATTTCCTCTGCCTCGACGTTGAGGGGTACGAGATGTTCGCGCTCAAGGGCGCGGCAGAGACGATCAGGAAATTCCGCCCGGTCATTCTTTTCGAGTCGAACGGTTTGGGCCGGAATTTCTGCGTTGAACCGGGCGACATTCAGAAGTGGCTTGTCGATGAGTATGGTTACAAGGAGGTCGCCCGCCACGGCAACGATGTGGTGATGGTGTGCTGATCGCATGTGTCAACCAAGGCACCAAGTATGGTGCCGAATATGTTACCAATTTGAAGGCGGGCGTCGAGCGGTATTTGCCGACAGGCGACCATCGTTTCGTCTGCTACACCGACAACCCGGTTGATGGCGTCGGTTGCGAGCCTCTGCCGGCAGACTTGCCAGGTTGGTGGGCAAAGGTTGGGCTGTTCAAACTGCGCCAGCCGCTTCTGTATTTCGACCTCGATGTGGTGATTACCGGCGACCTGACCCGCGCGATTGAATGGGAAGGGTTCGGGATTCTCAATGACTGGTGGTTGCCGACCTATAATTCGTCGGTGATGAAACTCACCGGCAATGAGGGCTTTATCTGGGACGAGTTCAACCCAGACGAACGAGCCAAATGGCACATGGGCGACCAACACTACGTCACCGAAAAGATGCCGGACGCCAAGACCTTCCCGCCTGAATGGTTCCCATCATTCAAGGCCAATAAGTGCTTCCAAGGCCCTCCTGATAACGCGATGGCCGTCATCATGCATGGCGAGCCTAAGCCCCATCAGTTGGGCGGCTGGGTGCAAGAACAATGGGCTAACAGCCGTTCAACCCTCAATCAGGAGCAATAGAAATGGCAACGACAACCGCGTCTGTGACACTCAGTGCCACAGCGTACACCGCGCTAACCGCCGCAGGCGTGACGCCGGTAATGATTACCAGTCAGGAACTGCCCGTTCAGATCGTGGTGGCGACCTCGCTTCCCACCGTGACGACAACCGACTGGTTCCCTCTCGATGAGGGCGTCCAACTTGTCCTCAACGGCCTTGGTGCAAGTGACATCGTGTATGCGCTGCCCTCTGGTTCGGATGCCCGCACTCGCACCGTGAAGGTAATGAAACAATGACCGCGCAAGTTATCGAATTTGGCACGGGTACGTCGTCGATCTATACGCCGACCCTTGGCATCGCGGCGGCGGGCGGCTTTGCCGTCACCCCGACGCTTGTTCATACCGGCGGTATCCCTGCCACGGCGGGGACTGTTGGCACAGACTCAACCCCTGTCACGACTGAGGTTGATGTTGCAGAGGTGTTCGTACCCTGCAACATGACTGTCACCGGTATTGCGTTCCTCAAGGGGTCGGTCGTCGGCACCGATTCTGTCATCGTGTCGCTATATGATTCGACCGGGGCAGTGGTTGCCAATTCGGCGGTTGCCGGAACGGCGATTGCGGCCACGGTCGATATCTACCAGCGAGTGGCATTCACCGCACCTTATGCGGCTGTCGGGCCGGCGACCTACTACGTCGGCGTTTCGTTCAACGGCACGACCGACCGATACAACACCCACGCATTCGGCAACTTCCGCGCTGGGACGATTACCGGCGAGACGTTCGGCACGTTGCAGGACATTACCCCGCCGACCACGTTCACCGCTGATCAAGGCCCGATTGCTTCGCTCTACTAATGAGCCTGACGATCTGTTGCGTTGAAACTGGAAACTATCAGGGCCGTGGCAGGGATTACGTCACGGCCCTTTATAGGCAGATAGACCGAAGGATAACCGTTCCACACCGGTTTGTGTGTGTGACCGATACGCCGGAAGCCTACGCGGGATGGGGGATGGGGGTTATCAAAGCCCCGCCGAACGCACCAGGTTGGTTCGCCAAGCTATCCTTGTTCCGCAAGGGCTTATTCGACACTGAACGGGTTCTGTTTTTCGACCTCGATACGCTACTCCTCGACAACCTGGACGACCTCGCCAACTACGACGGACAATTTGCTGGGCTGGGCGATTTCAGGGACGGTAAGGGGCGGTTTTGTTCGGGCATCATGGCTTGGCCGAACGATGACCGTTTAGCCCATATCTGGGAGAAGTGGGTTGTTGCCGGTTGCCCAAACGTGCCGGGTGGCGACGACCATTGGATTCATGCAATCCACCCCGACACCGACCGCCTACAGCGGCACATACCGGGGATCGTGAGTTACAAGTTCCACCACTGCAAGGATCAACCGCCAAAAGGCGCGCGGATCGTTTGCTTCCAAAGAGAGCCTAAACCGCACAACTGCGAATCCGAATGGGTCCGCTTCGTGTGGAGGCCATAACCGAGGACTTTTTATGCCTGTAGTCGATTTCGCACCGGACGGTTTCTCCACTTACAGACCGGCACCGGGAATCGCGCCTGAAACCGTTCCGATGATCATCCCACTCAAATTCTGGACGAAGTACGACAAGAACCCCCCGGAGGATTGGGTTACTTGGGTCAAGAAGGGCGAGGGCGGGGCAGGCGGCACCACTTCGGATGCCGTCAAGCGGGTGACGAATACGCCGAAATGGCAGATCATCGGCCCCGCTTACGAGGCATGGAAGAAGGGCGAGGAAACCCCGACCGAGGGCACACCGCTTTATGCGTGGAATGGTGTCTCGCGCGAGATGGCCGACGAGTTGAAGAAGTTCCACATCTACACGATTGAGGACTTGGCGCAGTTCCCCGACCATAACCTGTCAAAGTTGCCGATCCAGAACCTCCGCGAATGGCGCAAGAAAGCGCAGGCGTGGATCGAGGCGGCTGGAACGAGCGACATTGGCGCAAAGCTGGCCGAACGCGACAAGGTGATTGAAGGCCAGCAGAGCCAGTTGGAAGATATGGCAGAGCAATTCCGCGAGATGAAGGCGGCTATGGAGGCCTTGCAGAAGCAGGGCAAGGCGGTCGCCACGGCGGCGGCAACGCTCAAGTCAGACGACGATGACGACATGCCGGAAGCCAATCCCGGCGAGAGCCTTGTTGCGGCTGATCCGCCGCCGAAACGTGGCCGTCCGCGCAAGATCGGAGACGGCTGAACACTTGACGAATCGGCAATAAAATGCCAGATTACTAGAATATCTATATGTCCAGTTCCGTTCTTAATTCGCGTTTGGTGGGGATTGGATTTGGAGCCGGTTCCGCTTTGCACAGCGGGCCGGCATTAGATAAAGCCCCCGGACAGCCGAAAGGCCCTCCGGGGGTTTCGTTTTATGGGGCTGCTCCATGACATTGCTAACGATAGTTCAGGACGCAGCCCTTCGCATGGGGCTGTCGTCTCCGACAACCGTTGTGGACAATACCGACGAAACCGCGCAGCGCCTCCACGCGCTCGCCAATCAATCGGGCCGCGAAATCGCCCGTATGCACCAATGGAAGATTCTCACCAAGGAACAGACGTTTACGACGGTCGCGCAAGCCGCGCAGACGAGCGCAATCCCGTCCGACTTCGACCGCTTCATTGACGAGACGATCTTCAACCGTTCGAAACTGCGCCGCGTTGTCGGGCCTCTGACCGCCGAGGAATGGCAAGTTCAGGCATCGCTGACTGCTTCGGTCGTAACCGACGCTTTCCGCATTCGCGGGTCCGATCTGATTATGATCCCGACGCCGACTGCCGGCGAGACAATCGCTTACGAATACATTTCGAAGTTCTGGGTGGATAACGACGGCGACGGGGACGGGGATGCCGTCAAGTTCACTGCCGACGATGACACCTCCATTCTTGACGAGGAGATGATTACCGAGGACTGCATCTGGCGCTATCGCCGGTCGGTCGGGTTGAACTATGCCGAGGATTTCCGCACGGCGCAGATGACGATTGCCGGTCGTGTGGCGGCGGATGGCGGGCGCAGGACGCTCGACCTTGGACGGCGCAGGCTGAATGAAAAGCCGCGTGTGCCCTATCTCCCAGAGGGCAGCTGGAACTTATAATGCTGCAAGCCCTCGAAAAGCCGCTTAACCGCTCTGCCGAGGCGCGGGTCAAGACGGTCCCCGTGCCGTTGAAGGGCTGGAACACGCGCGACCGCTACGCCGAAAACCGCGACAGCATTCTCTACGCCCCCGTGCTGACGAATTTCTTCGTCAACGAGGGCAAGCTGGAAATGGTTGCCGGTTACGATGAGCATTCGACCGGCCTGCCGATGGCAGACGTTGAAAGCCTGATGGAATACGACGCGGAGGGGGCGACCAAACTTTTCGCGGCGGTTGGTTCCGAGATTTACGACTGCACCAGCCACGGCGCAGTTGGTGGCGCTGACCTGTCCGGCAAGACGAACGCGCGCTGGCAGCATACGATGTATGCGACGACCAGCGGACAATATCTCTGCACGGTCAATGGTGCTGACGGGTTCTGGACCTATAACGGTTCCGCATGGATTGAGCGTTCGATTACCGGCGTTTCATCCTCCGACCTGATAAACATCTCGTCGCATAAGACCCGGCTCTGGTTCGTCCAGAAAAACACGATGAAGGCGTGGTATCTTCCGACGCTCGCCATCTCAGGCACGGCGACATCGATTGATTTCGGTTCATTGTGCAAGCATGGCGGCACGTTGGTCGCGACTGCAACATGGACGTATGACGGCGGTTCGGGCGTGGACGATTTGTTCGTCGCGCTGACCTCGCAGGGTGAGGTTCTGATTTACCAAGGCACCGACCCCGCGTCGGATTGGTCGCTGGTCGGCGTGTTCAAGATCGACAAGCCGATTGGCCTTCGCTGCGTTGAAAAGTTCGGGTCCGATCTGGCCGTCCTGACGGAATCCGGCGTCGTGCAGATGTCACAGGTTCTTCAGTCAATCACGGGGAGGGACGCCTTTTCCGATGCCATCCGCGATGAGTTCGTAAAGGCGGCGTCGAGCGCGGCGCGTGACATTTTCGGATGGGAATTGCAACTCTATTCCAAGCGCGGCTGGTTGGTCTGCAATATCCCGCAGATCGACGGGACTTACGATCAGTTCATATTCAACACGGTTTCGCCGGGTTGGTTCAAGATGACCGGCAAGAACGCGGTTTGCTGGCACGCGACCGGCGACAATCTGCATTTCGGCGGGGCCGATGGTGGCCTGTATCACGCTGATAATGGCGAGAGCGATAACGGTGCGGCGATTGTCGGAGAATACCAGCCGGCATGGTCGCGGTTCGGGACGAGCCAGAAAAAGCAATTCACGCTTGTCCGCCCGAACTTCCTGAGTGACGGCGCACCGACGCCTTATTGCTCGATGAAGGTCGAATATGAGGATTCGGACCCCGGACAATTACCGGAAATATCGTTCGGCATCAGCGGCTCCGAATGGGACGAGGACGAATGGGATGTCGCGGTGTGGGGTGGTGGAATTTTCCCGACCTCGCGTTGGGTGACGGTTTCGGGGATCGGCATTGTTGGTGCACCGCGCATCAAGGTGTCGTCTGCGACCGTGTTTGTCTCTATCGTTTCGGTCGATGTCGCATTTGAAATTGGCGGGATTGTCTGATGGCTTTGACGCCGATTGGCCCCGGCCTCAATCGCCCATTCAAATCGCAGTTCAATACGACCACGACCGCGCTTGCCAGCGCCGCAACCTATACCGGCGAATGGGAGTTGAACGACGAACCAGACGTAATGGTGTCGTGCTACGCGGATAATACCGGGACGCTGTATTTCGATTTCTCGAATGATGGGGTCAACGCCCGCACATTCCCCTCGAACGGCTTTAAGATCGCTTCGGGAATCCATGAGTTTCACGCGGCGCTAAAGGGACCGCGCTGGTTCCGCGTTCGTCTCGTCAACGACAGCGGTGCGCAAAGCACGCTCGACCTGACGACATATTACGGGACATTCCGCCAGGCAAACTCGCCGCTCAATCAGACGGTCGGGTTGGATACCGACGCCGCGCAGGTTCGCCCGTCATCGTTTCAGGACGAGGTTAGGATCGGGCGCAGAACCGGAATTACTGGCTGGACGAAATTTGGCTACTCGCCGTCTCTCACTGCGGCAAACGGCGAGGAAGTAATTTGGGCGTCGGCGGCGGCTTTTACACCACTGACTGCCGCCTCAACGTTCACGATTGCCTATACTCAGGCGTCTGACGGGTCATCCGCGAACGGGGCCAAGACGCTCGCCATCTACTACATCGATTCGAGCGGGCTTCCTGCCGTTGCCGTTCACACGCTAGGCTCAACCGGGTCCGATGTGACTGCTTTCACGGGGTTGGGGATTAACCGCGTTGCGGTTTCCTCATCAGGTTCGACAGGCACCAACGGTGCGCTCATAACCATCACGGCGACAACGGGCGGCTCCACACAGGCGGTTGTCCCCGCCAGCGGTTCGGTCACGCAGCAGGCAATCTTTTTTACCGGGGCGAACCATGACGCGATTGCCAAATACCTATGGTGGAATGTCGCCAAACCCGGTGGCGGCTCGGCGAAGGTTCTCATCAAGGGATACGTTTACAATCGCAGCGTGGCGACGACATTCGAGGTTTTCCGCGTCCTGGTGGATACCACGACAGAGGTGACAAGCTACATTGATGAGCCGGTTGGGTTCAATCTGTCGCCGACCGATGTTCTGTATTTCGTCGCCGACACTGACACCAACGCAGCGCAAGTCAATCTGCGCTTTTCGCTCAACGAATATCAGAGGTCTTAGGCATGGCGTGGAACGCGAAGGTAGAGCCGACCACTGCCGAGAAGCGTGCCGCCATTGCGCAGATATTGCAGAACAAGGACGGCGTTGCGGTCCCGTGGGACCGGACTTCGCTTGGCACGAAGGAAGAACTCGCCGCCGCCATCTTGCGGAAGAACCAGCCCGCGCCGGCTGCGCCCGAACGCGACCCGACATGGATACAACGCGGTTTTAACGCCGGTAACGCGGCCCTGTGGGACACGGCGAAGGCTGCTGGCAGTTCCATAGCGGATTTTGCACAAAGGCCGTTCTCGCGCACCGTAGAGGCTGCACAGGCGATAGGTAGTCTCGGCCAGCCGATGGTTGACGCGGGCAAGTACGTTCTGGATTCGGTCGGGGGTTCGGTCGAAGGCGCAAAGCGCATGTCAGGCCCGGGTGGTTATGTCTCGCCGGATGACGCCATGATCGGCGATGTGACCGACGCCTATATGGCGGTCATGGCGGGCGGTTCGCCGGGTGCTGCAATGCGCAAGGGTTCGACGTTGGGAGCGGGTGGCGGGCGTGTTGGCAAGTCTGCCCTCCCTATGGACGAAGCCTCTCGCATGGCAAGGGCGAGGGAGATGGGGTTGACTAAGAATGTTTATCATGGGACGCCCCGGCCAATTGATAAATTTGAGGAGAGGGGTCTTGGTATTCATGTCGGAACTAAAGGGCAGGCTGACAGCATTATTAAACATGGCCCAACCGCAAAAATAGTTTCTGGTCAAGAGTACGCGCCAAATTCAAGTGTTATGCCCCTTGTCACGAAGAATGGGAAGTATTTAGAACTTGAAGACCCCGGCTCTCATTTATGGGATGCTAACGAACTGTTGTCACAACTTGCTTGGGTAAAAACCAAGGATTTCCCAGACGGGATTACATTGAATTTTAAGGATAAGTTTAATCCTACGCTAGACGAAATCAGAATGGGGTTAATGGAAAAGGGTTATGATGGGATAAGTTATAAAAATATAATCGAAGGGAACGGCAGAGATAGAAGTTACATCATCTTCAACCCCAAGAACATCCGCTCCAAGTTCGCCGCCTTCGACCCTGCCAAGTCTGACTCCCCCAACCTCCTAGCCGCTGGTGGCAACCGCAAGGCTGGTGCTGGATA